CTTAGATATTATTGCTGAATTTTCAACACAACGTAACGAATACAATAAAACACCATTTAGCTTTGAGTTTAAGGAAGAACCTACTCCTCACGAAGTGGAACTTCTTGGTAAGCAATTGCAGCAATGGTGCAAACTTAACGAGTTTGATGTAAGAATGTTTAAGATTTTCCGTAACGTAATCAAGTACGGAGATCAGGTCTTTGTGCGTGACCCAGAAAACTTCAAGTTGTACTGGGTTGACATGGTTAAAGTTATTAAGGTTATCGTTAATGAAAGTGAAGGGAAAAAACCTGAACAATATGTCATCAAAGATATTAACATCAACTTGCAAGATTTAAGTGTTGCACAAAAAACGAATACTGACTTTGCAGCCAATCCAGCAACTGGTTTAGGTGGCAGTGGCGGTGGAACCAACACTCCATACACAGTTCCTGCAATGCCATACAACACTACAGGATCACGTTTCACATTAGGACAAAGTGAATCTGCGATAGACGCAAAGCATGTAGTACATTTAAGTTTGACCGAAGGTCTTGATAGATTTTGGCCATTTGGTCAATCAATCTTAGAGAACATCTTTAAGGTCTATAAGCAGAAAGAATTATTAGAAGACGCTGTTCTAATCTATCGTGTGCAACGTGCTCCAGAACGTAGAATGTTCAAGATTGACGTTGGTAATATGCCAAGTCACATGGCTATGGCATTTGTTGACCGAGTTAAGAATGAAATCCATCAGCGTAGAATTCCATCATTATACGGTGGTGCAAGTGTGGTTGATGCTTCTTACAATCCACTGTCAATGAACGAAGACTACTTCTTCCCAGTTACAGCAGAAGGTCGTGGTTCAAGCGTTGAGGTTCTTCCTGGTGGACAAAATCTTGGCGAAATTGATGACTTGAAATACTTCAACAATCGTCTTGCTCGCGGTCTTCGTGTTCCGTCATCATATCTTCCAACTGGACCAGATGACAATACTACCCCATTGAGTGATGGTCGTGTCGGTACTGCTATGATTCAAGAATTCAGATTCAATCAATATTGCGAACGCTTACAGAACTATATGGCAATGAAGCTTGATGAAGAATTCAAGCTGTTCTTACGTTGGAGAGGATTCAACATTGATACTGGATTATTCCAAATCTGTTTCAATCCTCCGCAAAACTTTGCTGCGTATCGTCAAGCCGAACTAGATAATAGTAGAGTTGGCACATTCACTGCAATGGAAGCACTTCCTTATATGTCAAAGCGTTTCGCTATGGAAAGATTCTTAGGTCTATCAGAAGAAGAAATCAAGAAGAACGAAAAGCTTTGGGGCGAAGAAAACAGTGAAAAGAATGACATGGATGTAAATGGTTCTGATCTAAGAAACATTGGCATTAGCTCAGGTGACTTTGAAACTGATTTGAATACTGCTGACGAAATTGAAGATCAGGCTCCTGAAGAAGGCCCTGAAGTAGCAGGTCCGGTAACCGGAACCGGAGGAGAAGCAGTACCGGGCGGCCCGGCAGGACCTGTCGGCGGCGGCGGCGCAATGCAAATCTAATAACTAATGAAAGAATTTATAAAGTTCTTACTCATTTGGATTTCTCAAAATCTAGCTATTCCTTTTTGGATGGTAGGACATATTCATTTAAGTATGAATATGAACATCTACCAAGATATACATATGATATTAGCTTCATTAGGAATGAATATAATTGTAGCTATCGGTTTTTGGATAGACTACAAATCTCAAAAAGATAAATAAAATTATGCAACTATTTGAAATGTTTGATCCGCCTATTCAAGGCTTACAGGATGTCAATACTGACAACAGCAAACCTGTATGGAGAACAAGCAGAAAAACAAAATTAACGTTAGCTCAAATACGTAAATTACGTAGAATGCTTGATGTTAGAAACTATGAAAAGAAATTATATCTTAACAAAGTTAGAGAACAATATGGTGCAAAACCAGAAGCACAACCCGCAGTTTAACGCAAAAACACCAAAAATGTAAAAAATACGCACTTATTGAGTGCTTTTCCTGACTACGGCATAAGTAAATCTATACAAAGCCATTCTATCAGGAGAAAATTTAATGGACACTAAAAAATTCGAACAATTAATGGACCTCGTTATTAACGAAGATAACGAAAGAGCCCAAGAACTATTTCATGAAATCGTTGTAGAAAAGTCAAGAGAAATCTTCGAGTCAATTATGGCTGAAGAAATGGAAGACGATATGGACGAAAGTATGGGCGGACAAGTGGGTGATCTACTTGACGAAATTAATGCAGAAGAATCAGGCGTTATGGAAGAAGAAGACGATGCAGACATCGACTTTGACGATGACGCAGAAGAAGACGGCGAAGACCTCACACATGACATGGAAATGGATCATGATGAAGAAGGCGGCGAAGAAGTTGAAGACGCTGTAATCCGCATCGAAGACAAGCTAGACCAGTTGATGGCTGAATTTGAAGACATCATGGGCGGCGGCGAAGAAGAAGACTTCGGCGATGAAGAAGAAATGGACTTCGGCGATGAAGACGAAGAAGAAGCAATGATGGAAGCTGTGCAGCTCCAAAAAGTTTCTGTAACTCACGGTGACAACGGCGTACAAACAAAAAGCACAGTAGCTGCAAATTCAGGTCAAGCCGGAATGGACAGCAAGCCAGTTCATTTCGCAGACGGTGATGAAAAAGGACGTTCAGCTCCAAGCACTAAGGATCTTCCTGGTGCAGGCAAGTTCAAGAATGCCCCAGGTCACAAGGGTCAAGACTTAAGCGCAGCTCCTAAGCCAGTCACTAAAGACGGCTCAGCAAACGATAAAAGTCCGGTAGCAGAATCTCGTCGTTCTGCCCGCAGACCAATTCGCTAAGGGATCTGAGAGCAAATGGCTTTGTATCTTAGAGAAAATCTAACCTTCGATAGAGCCGGCATGATTGTCGAATCTGTTAAGGAAGAGGGCGCTGATTTTAAGACCCTCTACATGAAGGGGATTTTCATTCAGGGCGGGGTAAAGAACGCAAATGAGCGCATTTACCCCGTCAATGAAATCGAAAGTGCAGTAGATACATTAAACAAGCAAATCTCAGAAGGCTACTCCGTTTTAGGAGAAGTCGATCACCCAGATGATCTCAAAATCAATTTAGACCGTGTAAGCCATATGATTACAAGTATGTGGATGGATGGAGCTAATGGTTTTGGCAAATTAAAAATTCTTCCAACTCCAATGGGTCAACTCGTAAGAACAATGTTGGAGTCAGGTGTAAAATTAGGTGTATCCAGTCGTGGTTCAGGTAATGTAAATGACATGGATGGTAGAGTCAGTGATTTTGAAATCATCACTGTTGATATCGTCGCCCAACCTAGCGCACCAAATGCTTACCCTAAGGCAATTTATGAAAGTATCATGAACATGAAAAACGGCCATAAAATGCTTGAAATTGCTAAGGAAGTACAGGGCGACAAAAAAGTGCAACGATTCCTTGGTGAGGAAGTAAAACGCCTCATCAACGAACTTAAATTATAAAGGGAATCAAAATAATGTTAGATGCTATCAAGCCATTACTTGAAAGTGGTCTCATCAACGAAGATATCGGGCAGCAGTTAAATGAAGCCTGGGAAGTTAAGTTGAATGAAGCCCGCCAGAAAGTCCGTGCAGAACTCCATGAGGAATTTGCACAACGTTACGAACATGATCGTAGCGTAATGGTAGAAGCACTCGACAAGATGATTACAGACCATCTTTCAGATGAAATTCGTGAATTCTCAGAAGAAAGAAAGTCAATGAATGAAGAACGCATTCAAGCTCAGTTCAAACTGCGTGAAAATGCAACTAAGTTCAATGACTTTATGGTCACCAAGTTAGCCGAAGAAATCCGTGAATTGCGCTCAGACCGCAAGGTACAGATGGAAAATCAGAAGAAACTAGAACAATTCGTTGTTCATGCCCTATCTCGTGAAATTAAAGAATTCTCACAGGATAGACAAGCAGTTGTTGAAGCTAAGGTTAAGTTGGTTGCTGAAGGCCGCAAGCAGTTGGAAGCACTCAAGGCAAGATTTATTGCTGAAAGTGCTAAGAAAGTTAGCGGCGCAGTTGCTACTCATCTTAAGGGTGAACTATCACAACTTAAAGAAGATATTAAACTTGCCAGAGAAAACAATTTCGGTCGCAAGTTATTCGAAGCATTTGCAAGCGAATTCAGTGTTACTCACTTAAGTGAAAAGGCTGAAACTCGTAAGGTGCTTCAAGCTCTTGCTCAGAAAAATGAACAATTAGCAGAAGCTACATCTAAGTTGCAACAAGCAGCACAGATTGTAGAATCAAAAGAACGTGAAGTCAGAATTATTAAAGAATCAACTCAGAGAGCTAAGGTCATGAATGAACTTCTTGCACCACTCAACGAGGAGAAGAAGCAAGTAATGAAGACTTTGCTTGAAAGCGTACAAACTCCTAAGTTGGAGAACGCTTTCAATAAGTATTTACCAGCCGTTCTTAATACTGGCTCATTAGACACCTCCCCTCGTAAGAAGGCTCTTAATGAATCTGTTATTGTAGAAGCAACTGGTAATAAAACTGCCACTACAAAAACAACTGAAGTAGATGACACTATCGTAGATAATGTAATTGATATCAAGCGTTTGGCAGGGCTTTAATTAAAAGACATATTAGGAGAATAATATAATGTCAAAAGTACTCTTAGAAAGCCGTTGGGGAGAAACAAAAGACGCCCTGCTCGAAGGCTTAAAGGGCAATCGTCGTTCAACAATGAACGTATTGCTCGAAAATACAAAGAAGCAACTTCTTTCAGAAAGTTCAGCTGGTACTACAACTGCTGGTAATATCGCAACATTAAACCGCGTTATTCTTCCAGTAATTCGTCGTGTTATGCCAACTGTTATTGCTAACGAACTCGTCGGCGTTCAGCCAATGACTGGCCCAGTTGGTCAGATTCACACTTTACGTGTTCGCTACGCTCAGTCATTGACTGACAACTCAGCAGCAGCAACTTCGGTAACTGCTGGTGAAGAAGCACTTTCACCATTCAAGATTGCTCAGGCTTACTCACGTTCGCCATCAGACGCAACAGACAGCAGCTATTACACTGGTAATGACACTGCTGCTCTTGAAGGTAACGGCGGTAAGCAGATTTCTGTTCAGATTCTTCGTCAGGCCGTTGAAGCCAAGTCACGTAAGCTACAAGCTCGCTGGACTTTCGAAGCTGCTCAGGACGCTCAGTCACAGCATGGTATCGACGTAGAAGCAGAAATTATGGCTGCTCTTGCACAAGAAATTACTGCTG